AAAGGGTAGAGATTATACCAGGCAATTATAAACTTGGCGAAGTGAACATGGGCGAGAAGCTTGTCATGGCCTGTGACATTCAAGAGGCTGGTGGCTTCCATGCCTGGTGTGTGGTTAGGGCTTGGGACATGGACGGCAAAAGCAGATTGGTGTGGGCTGGTAGGCTTGAAACCTGGGGAGACATCAAAGCCAAGGCAGATGAGTTTAATGTTGAGCCTAAAGCAGTGTTCATTGATTCTGGTGACCAAACCCGTGATGTTTATTTGCATTGTTGCCAATGGGGTTTTATTGCCTTGGTTGGTTCAGATAAATCAAGCTTCTCAGAGATTGTTGGAGAGCAGAGGGTTCAAAGACCATTTGCCAGGATTGCCAATGGAGACCCATTCAGTGGTAAGAATGTGGGCTCCAGGGAGGGATGGAAATGGAAGCTTTGCCCAGTTTGGAGATGGTCAAATCCAGCCATCAAAGACATCCTATCCAATCTTTTGAAAACTGATGGATTTATTGCAGAGGACACGCCAGAAGTTTGGAAAGTTCACATTTCATCTGAGACAAAGGTTGAGGTTAAAAACCCAATGACAGGAAGAACCAGGAGAGTGTGGAAGCAGATAGGCAAGCACAACCACTTACTTGATTGCGAATGCATGGCCATTGTGGGTGCGGCTTTGCATAAGAGATTGAAGATCATGCCAGCAGGGTTGACAGAGGAGATTGAGAATAATGGCGAAGGGTGATTTCATTGGTTTGCCCATTGCCACCTTAAATTCCCTGCGTGATAAGTATATCACTTGTCTTGAGGCGATAGCGGTGGCAGGTGCAAGTTATTCCATTGCTGGAAGATCATTCAGCAGGGCAAACCTGTCTGAGGTTAGGGAGATTATTGCTGAATTGACTCTTGCAATTCAGTCTGCATCTGGCACAAGAATTAGAACCACCTATGCAAAATTCGGCCCATGAAGCTTAAACAAACATTCCTGGATAAGCTTGTTTCATTTGTAAATCCCCAGGCTGGGGTTCAAAGGATGATGGCTAAAAAAGCCCTTACAAAGTTTGAATATGATGCAGTAAAATATACCAGAGAAAGACGCGGGCCGAGCAATCTATCTGGTGCAGAGGACTTTAGATCAAATTATGATCGTGTAGAGTTGATGAAGAGGGCAAGAGACCTGGCAGAAAACAATGGCTTGGTTCGCTCCATATTGATGAAGTTTGCAAGCCATGTTGCATCAAACTTGACCTACCAAGCCAGGACAGACAATCCCAAGGCCAACACTGAGATTGAGGCATATTGGAATGAATGGTTTAATAATTGTGACCTATCAACCAGGCACACGGGCTCAACCCTTATGCAGGTTGCAACCATGTCCATGCTCCGTGATGGAGATTTCCTTTTTGTATTGGTCAGAGATAAGAATGGAGACTTAAAACTCCAGGGTATTGAATCTGATAGACTCGGTGACCCATACAAAACTTATACAAGCCTGGAGCTTATTGGTGGCATTCATATTGATAGGGACACTGGGGCTCCCACTGCTTATGATATTTATAATCGTAGCATTGGGGATTTCTATTCATACCAGGTAACCATTTCAGCCAGCCAGGCATTCCACTATTTTGACCCACTCAGAATTGACCAATACAGGGGAGTGTCTGCATTTCACACTGCAATCAATGATGCTACTGATATTTATGACATCGTGAATTTTGAGAAGCTGGCCGCGAAGGTTGCCAGTTCCCAGAGTGCAGTTGTGAAGAGGTCAAACAACAACGCCTCCGACCTTAGTGCCTTAACCACAGAGGAAAACTTTGATAACCAGCAAATCAAGCTGGAGTCAATGGAATCTGGAAAGGTTAGTTATCTTGAGCCAGGAGAGGACATTATTTTCCCAGACGGCCCCAGCAGACCCAGTGGAGCCTTTGCAGAGTTCCATAAAATTTTATTGAGAAATATCTGCATGGGACTTGGAATCCCCTACAGCTTTGCAGTTGACCCATCTTCAATGTCCGGCCCAACAGCCAGACTTGAAATGCAACAGGCTGGAAGAACTTTCAACAGATACCAGAAGCTACTGAATGATAAGGTTCTCAATCCAATCAAGAACATTGTTATTGCTGATGGCGTAGCCAGGGGAATGATCAGTGGCAATGGAGCCAAAACAACCAAGGGCATTTTCAATTTTGGAGCCAATGTTTCTATCGACCTGGGACGGGAATCGGTTGCAAACATTGCAGAGTTTAAGGCTGGATTAACTACAGCAAGTTCAATCTATGCAGAGAAGGGGCTTGATGTTGAAGCGGCCTTTAGGGCAAGAGCCATTGAGACCAAGATGATTCAAGACCTGGCAAAGGAATATGGAGTTCCAGCCCAAGCGGTTTCTGAAATTCTTTTGCCCACAGGCCAGCCAGCACAGGCAGGGCAACCAGGACAAACAACCCAAGATGGTCAGCAGGTGGAAGGCCAAGAAGATGTTATTGGGCAGAGTCTCAATGGAGCCCAGGTTGCTTCTCTTATCAATGTTATCAATGCAGTGGCGGCTGGTGCATTGTCCAAGGAGGGTGCGGTTTCAGTTATCACGGCCGCCTTCCCAACCATTTCAAGAGAACAGGCCATAGGCATTGTTGCTGGTGTGCAGTCTGGAAAAATCATTCCAACCACAGAAAAAGAAAAGCAAGCCGCCCAGGATGGACAACAGGATGAAGGCCAGGGTGGGGCTCCAGTTCCAGAAACACCAAAAGCCCCAGTTGCCCCAACAGGGCTTTCTCAAAAAAAAAGTAATTTAGAAGAGCTTCAGAATCTCAGCCAGCATGAATGGAAAATGCTGATTGCTGGAATGATGGGTGGCATTGAGTTGGGCAAGTATGATGGGATTGATTTTACCCCTCCAGAAGGAGCCAGAGAGGCCGCTAAAAGGGCTTTGGATGTAAGGGAAGGGAAACCAGCCAGCCAAAAGGGCATGACACCTGTGGGCATTGCCAGGGCAAGGGATTTGATCAATGGGGTTAAGTTCTCTCCAGACACCGTCCGCAGAATGAAAGCATTCTTTGATCGCCATGAGGTCGATAAGAAGGGTGAAACCTGGGATGAGCAGGGTAAAGGCTGGCAAGCCTGGAACGGATGGGGTGGTGATGCTGGCTATTCTTGGGCAAAGAAAGTTGTTGGCCAGATGGAGTCAAGAGACAACAAACAACTTGCACGCCCTATTTCACAAACCCCAGCCCCTCCTAAAGAGAGAATCAAAGGCTCAAAAGAAAACCCCAAAGGCACTGCATCCACAAGAAGTAAATCTGGTGGTATTGAGATTTCGGATGAGAATGAAGAGGCATTAAAAAATAAGATTGCTGAGTTCAAGGACAAGCACCCCACAAGGAAAGCCCCTAGCCTTGGAGCATTGAAGAAAGTATTTCGCAGAGGGGCAGGTGCATTCTCCACCAGCTTTAGGCCAACGATTACTGGGGGAAAGCCCAATTCACGCAATGCCTGGGCAATGGCTAGAGTTAATAAGTTTCTAAAGATGGCTGGAGGTGGGGAAGTTAAAAAAAGCTATAGACAGGCAGATGGAGATTTGCTGGAAGAGGGACTTAATGGTGAATCAAGCAAAATAGAGTTTAAGGCTGGTGATGGATTGAACCCTTGCGGAATGAGGGATGATGGAACTTTTGACGATGAGAATAGCTGTTCAAATGGCTATGGAAGGCCAAAGCTTGTTGGTGGATATACCCCAAAACGACCAGGTGGTAAAATTCCTCCAAAACCAACAAAGCCAACACCAGCAAAACCAACGCCAACAGGCACGAAGCCCAAGCCACCACTTCCTCCTCCTCCGCCCCCACCGCCTGGCACAAAGAAGCCAACTGATAAAAAGCCAGCCATAGAGTCTAAATTTCCAAACGCCACCAAGGCATACGACAGCAGGGAAAAGGCATCTCTTGAATCAGCCATTAAAGGCAACCAAAAAGAACTTGATTCTGTAAGAGAGGCAGTCATCAAGAAGTCGGAAGATGTGCAAAAGGAAATAGACTCTGCAAAAAATAGCATTACTGAATCAAATAAACAACTAGAGGAACTTAGGGCAAAAGCAAGACCCCTAAGAGAAGAGGCTGAGCAATATAGAGAATCAGACCCCAAAAAGTATATTGAAATACGAAAAAGACTAGATTCTGAATACGCAAAAATCAACAAACTAGAAGAAGGCATTGAAGAACAAGAAAAGAAAATAAAAACAGCAAATGAAAAAGCCAGGCAAATTGGATTTGCTGAACTTAGAAAAGATATGCTAGCCGTGAATAAGCAAGACGGATTCTCATCAGAGCAACTAGCAAAGGCAACTCAAGAGCTAAAAGAAAAACAACAATCGGCAATTGCTACTGATCGCAAATCAATAAAAGATGCTTCAATCGACTATGTTAAAGAAAGAAGAGAAAAGTTGCAGGGAGAGTTAAGGGAGATATTCAACCCTCATATTCATTCTGAATCATTATCCAGGCCAGTTACCTATTGGAATGAAAAAAGGGCAGACTCAACAGCAACAATAGTGGAGTTTGTGGATGGCACAAGAAATTCAATCGAGATACCCTCAACCAATGGGGGCATAAGGGTTAGAATAAGCACAGAACCAAAAACCTATGCACATGAGTATGGGCATCAAATTGAAGATGGAAACCCAGAGGCAAAAGACCTGTGCAAAGAGTTTCTTGATAAAAGAACTGCTGGTGAAAAAATTCAAAAGTTTCAAAAGACAATGCCGGGGTATGGTTATAAAAAATATGAAAAGGGTTCGGCAGATAATTTTGGAAAGGCTCATGCAGAACTTTTCCCAGAATTTGATACAAACAATCGTGCATATTATACTGGCAAAAGATATGATGATACTCCCTTTGGCAAAACTTCAAAATATATTGGCGCAACAGAGGTCTATTCAATGGGCATGGAATTGCTTCATAAAAATCCAGCAAAGTTTGCCCAGGTTGACCCAGAATGGTTTGACCTAGTTTCTGGAATTGCAACTGGAAGATTGCTGAAGAAAACAAGAGGGGTGGAATAATAACTCTTATGATTAGAATTGTTGCTAATTTTTATGATGATGAGAAAACATTGATAACCATAGATGATGAAGGTATTTCAATTGATTCTAAATATGATCAAATTATTAAGCTTATAAAATCAGTATATGATCGTGCTGTTAGAAATTATGGACCGTCAGATGGTTTCTTCGGTAAATATCTGGCAATGCAGTTAGATAAGTATGGAGCGGAAATAGTAGAAGTATCAGATACAGAAGAAGAAAAAGCAAAAGAAGAAGCAGTCTATTAGGCTTTGGGCTTTGACATGAGCTTGGCATTTATGCCCTTGCCGCTTCCTACAGGTGACGAATCCGAACAGGACTTTGTTTCTCGATTCATGGGAGATGAAGAAGCCATAAGCAAGTTCCCAGATGAAACCCAGAGGTCTGCTGTAGCATACAATACCTACAGGGATGAGGAAGAGATGGAATGTGGGGATGAGGAAATGGAAGCAAATGATTTTGGTGGGGTAAGCATTCTTGAGATTGGTGAGGCCAAAGGGCATGACTTGTTTGTGGACAAACTCAGCCTGGAGAAGGCAATGGACATTATGAAACAGGCTCCCAATGGAGTGAAGGTCAAGATGAACCACGGCTCTGGATTGGATGCAGTCGTTGGCTTTGCAAGGAATGCTAGGATTGAGGGCAATAAACTGGTTGCAGACCTAAAGCTTTTGAAGAACAGCCAGCACTATGGATTGATTAAAGAGATGGCAGATGAGGCTCCAGACCAGTTTGGAATCTCCCTGGCATTTGTGAATGAGAGTGAGTCAATCAATGGCA